TACCGCTTTAGGATTCACTAATTGGGTAACTCCAATCTCCCATGCTCTAATTGTATATTTTACTCCAGCGTCATCTATTGTTTTTACTGTTAGAGAATTAGCTTCTTTCCATGTTGCTGCTTCTTTAGCAATTACAACCATAGCAAAATCTGCTGTTACTGAGTTACTAACTATAATTTGTAGTCCTAAGATTTGACCTACTCTTCCGTTCTTAGTAACAGCATCAGTATAGAATTGACCAGCATTTCTAATGTTAGCATTACCCAAAAGGTTGGCGTAGTCTTTAGGGCTTAATAATAGAAATCCACTACCATTATCTGGGTCATAGTTTTCTTCTGCTATTTCTTTCTTGGCGTTAAGAATATCCTGTATTGGGTCTCGGTTTGCTATTGTTGCACTATCCCATTCATCCCCAGCTGAGATAGTTACTGCATTAATGTTACTTGCAGATTGACTTTCAGATATTACATCCCAAATCTCGTCATCTACTGCTTTTGCAACTGCTCTTCCAATTCTTAATAATGTTCTAGCAATAACGTCAACGTTATTAGTCATGGCATCTTCCCATGAAATAACTCCTTCCATACCATACTTAGTTAAATATGAACTTTGTTTTGTCCAGCTTACTTCTCCATAAGGAAAATTTGCTAATCTTGGAACACCTTTAACTGCACTTCCAGTTCCCCCAGTTAAGTCTGCTGCTGTTTCTTGATAATAACTTTCTTGCCATGCAGAACTCCTACTAATCATACATATTTGTTTAAATCTATATTCTTGTAAAGCAAATCCAGTAACTATTTTTTCTACATTCTCTGCTCTTAAGTCTGCTTGTCCTACTGTATCTGCCATTATTGATAAACTCCTACTGCAACTGCAATAACTTCAGCTGCACCTGCTGTCTCTAATGCTCTTCCTACTACTGAACCAGTTAATAAGTCTGCTGCTGCACTTGCTATTACTAAATTTGCTCCGCCTACATTGACTGTTGCTCCAACTGTTATACCTGAACCACTATCTTTTAAATCAAAAATTCCTTTAGTATATGCTGCTAATGTTACTGAACCATCACTAGCTACTTTTTCAGCTGCTGCTATTCCACAAAATGGGTCATTATCTGCACTTGACGCAATTGCTGTTCTTGGGTCTGTTAGTTTTAATAACGTTCCTTTCTCAATTGTTGCACCATCAGCGACGGTAAACCTTACTGGGTCTCCCCCATTTCCTAGAAGTTCTATGATTACTGCTTCGTTTGCCATGAATATTCATTTATAAATAACTATTTAAATCTTTCCCTCAACTAGGTCTAGCGGTTGTGGTGGGTATTTCTCCCAATCCCAACAATTACCGCAGATGTGGAGCTTATGTCTTGGTGTATTTCTAACAAATTTTCTTAGTTTTCCACATATACTGCACGTTGTTTGAATGAGTATCATTCTCTAAAAGGGTTTAAACCTGTTCCCTCTAATAATGCTAGTGCTGCTTTTTGTGCTTCTTGTTCTTTATCTCTTACTGGTTCTGGTTGTCCAGCTTCACTCTTTCCACTAAGAATATCTTTGACTTTTTCTTCATCTATTGTTTCTTTTAATTCTCTAAACGTTTCTATGTCTTTTCTTAATTCATCTCTTACTTGTCTTGCTTCTTCAATAGGATTAGAAGGAGCAGAAGTTGTCTCTTCTTCTTCTGCTTTCTCTTCTTCCCTTTCTTCAGTTGAGACTTCTTCTGAAGTTTCTTTTTTTTCTTCTGTCATTTTTCCCCCTTATAAACCAAATTTTAATTTAGTTGGTTCTCTTCTTTTTTTCTGTTCTACTGGTGGTCTTGATAATGCACCAATTCCTACCTGACTTCTCATTTTTGCTCTTTCTGCTGATAGTGCTGCTCTTTCTTCTTCTTTTAATTCTCTTTCTTTTTGTAATTGTTCTTCCTCTATTTTTTCTTGACTTGCCAAAAATGATTTTTCTTGAATTAATGTATCTTCTTCTGTTCTTTCTACTCCTCTAAATGTTCTCATATCTTCTCTTGCTGCTTCTTCTTCTGCTAGTAATTTGTCTCTTTTTTCCATTAACCATGACTTCCATTTAGGGTCTGTTTCTGTTAAAATCGCCATGTCTAATAATTCTCTTTCTGTTTTATCTGCTGTTTCTAATTTTAAACCTGTTCTTCTTTCAAAATCTGCTAGTTTTCCTTCTCTTGTTACTTTT